TGTATAGCATCTCTAAGTGAGCCTGCTGGTGCATCTACATCTCTAAACTCACCTGGTTGTATTGGAGTATCTTCATCTCTAATTCTAATACCTCTAGTTTTAAAACCAGCAGGTAAATTAGCTAGAGTACCAGCATCAATTAGCTGTCTCATAATAGATGTAGAAGCTTTAGATAAGCCACCAATCATGTGTGTTAGTCCAAAGCCGTAAAAACCTAAACCTGGCAAGAATTTAAAATGCACAAAGTATTCAGTTTTTTTCTTCATCGGATCTTCTTCTTTGAAGTTACGTCTAACAGCTAAAATGTTTTCACTATTAGAATCTATAGTTACTATGTAAGGTAACTTAACTCCGCTAGGTTCGCCGTCTTGACCCATATCCTCAAAGCCTTCTAGATCTAAATTGCAATGAACTTCATATAAAATAGATACTTCGCCATCATCATAGCTAGGCTCCATACCTTCTAGTTTTTCTTTTTCTGATTTTATATCTGAAGTAAGATTAACGTTGGTTCCAGACTCTACATCTACATTTTTATAAAAACCAATAGCTTGTAATTTTCTTACATCATTCTCTGGCATCTTAACAACGTGAGTAATTCTAGAACAAGTCTCTAAGTCAGTTGTGTAGTAAGGCACGATTAAATCTTCTGGAGCTACAAACTTTGATACAGGTCTACCTAGTGTTTCATCGTAGTAAACTTTCTTAAATGCAGAACCTGCAAGTGGTAGATAGAAAAGCATTTGGTCAAGCTCTTCGTCATACTCTTCCATAACATGAAGAATCTGATAATTCATAAACTCTTTAACTCTTTGCGCTTGTTCTTCAACTAATCCATCATAGGCACCCATAACTTGTGTCTTGACTGGGCCTCCTGCTGGTAGTAATTCTTTATATGCTTGCGCTTGGAACTGAGTAACTGATTCGCCTAGTAATGGGTGGATAACACCTGAAGCTCCTGCAAAGGGTTCAGATCTATTTTCATCAAACTTCATGCCTAAATATTTAAGGCCATCTGTGTAAGTTTTTTCCCAATCTTCTCTAGAGGACTTATCGCTTTCAATAGCTGCTACTAACTCAATATATATAGTAGATAGTTCTTTTTCTGATATAACTTCAGCTAGGTTTTCTGCAAAGCCTACTTCTGGAGCCATTGGCTCTTCTGGGCCTAATATTGCAGAGCCGTCTTCTTGCATCTGCACATTCTCTTCGCCTTCGCCCATAGCTTCTAAGACTTCAATAATTTCAGAGTCTAAAGAATCTGCATCTTGAATTGTTGTTGTATCTATTACTTCTTCTGGAAATTGTTTTTCTATTGCCATTTTATAATCTCATCAATAATACGCCCTAAGAGGTCTTTGCCTTTCCTGATCTTCGTAATCATTTGCTAAAGAAACAAAACCACCTTCACGAAAACGCATCAGGGCCTGAGTCATAGTATCGCATAAATCATCATTAGCACCAAATGGAAATGATGCACATTCTTCTATCATATCTTCTGCAAAAGTTTTTTGTGGTGCATAGACCATTCCTGACTCAAATATAGGCGCAACTGCGTGCATTCTAGAGTGTTTATCATGGCCTCTAGTTGGCGAGTAATTAACTACAGGAATACCCATTCGCCGCAGTTCTTGAGTAAGAGGTGTACCAGAAGCTTTAGCTTCAATTAATACCATATCGCATTCCCAATAACTGTACTCACGCATAGCTATTTCTTTTAGTTCAGGGAAATCCCAACGACCTTTTTGACAATCAAGCAGTATTAAACAATCAGGCTCATCTTCTGAGGGTTTAAAGACTCCCCATGTAGATATAGCAGAAAAGTCAGCAGTTTGTTTTTTAGAAAACGCAGTATCGTATGACTGCATAATGTATTTAACAGGAGGTATGGTTTTGTGTTTCCAGCGCTTCCACCATTCTCTTTTTATAATGGCTCCTTCTTCAGCAGTAGGATTCTGCATCCACTGAGCATTCCATTTAATACCAGGAATAGAGGACTTAACTTTTAATAATTCATCTTTGGGCCAGAACTCAGGCCATAAAGGATTGTCGGTTTCAGGGAAAATAGCAGGAAACTCTATCATTTCCCATTGATCTGCCAAAGGTTCTTTCTGAGATTCTAATAATTTGGCTGTTAGATCTATAGATGACCAACGCGTCATTACTAATACTATAGCTCCACCAGGCTGTAAACGCTGTCTAGGCCCAGATGTGTACCATTCCCAAGCAGATTCTAGTGCATTAGGGCTCATTGCATCTTGTTCTGAATGTGGGTCATCAATAATAAGTAAATCCGCACCCCTACCAGTAACAGCACCACCAACACCAGCAGCAAAGTATTCGCCGCCTTTATTGGTTTCCCAACGTCCTGCTGATTTGTTATCGGCTTGAAGCTTAACTTCAGGGAATATATCCCTGTATTCTTTTTGATCCATTAAGTTTCTAACTTTACGACCAAATCGTACAGCAAGTTCACCTGTGTGAGTTGTTTGCATAATCTTCATCTTAGGTTTCTTGCCCATAATAAAAGATGGGAAGAAGGTAGATGCAAATTCTGATTTAGTATGACGAGGTGGCATGTTAACAATCAAACGTTTGATCTCGCCTGACGCTACCTTGTTAAGTTTTTCTGCAAATATTTTATGATGACGACCGCATATAAATTCGGGCCACATGTGTTCCACGTAGAACAAAAAATCATCTTGGCATTTAGCTTGAATTTCAAAGCCGTCAAGCTTTTCTTTGAGCATCAGAGCTTCTTTGAGCTCTGTCTCAGTTAACTTTGAGAAGTTCACTTTTTATCTAGCAAATCTTCGCATCATACTTTCTGGGCCCATTGTGCTCATAAATTGTTGAGGTCTACCACCCATATTATCAGGTCCAAAGTTTCTTGGAGGTTCTTGTCTATAACGACCGCCATTACCGCCACGTAAACCCATTCCTGGGAACATACCGCCTAAACCGCCACCTTGAAATGGATTACGTCCGCCACCGAATCTACCACGTCCACCACCAAAGCCACCACGTCCGCCACCAAATCCGCCGCCGAATGGATTTCCACCCATACCACCGCCAAATCTGCCGCCACCACCAAAGCCACCACGTCCGCCACCGAATCTACCTCCGCCGCCATACATACCACCACCACCACCGAATTGATTGCCGCCGCCGAATCTGTTGCCACCGCCAAAGCCTCCTCCGAAGCCTCCGCCCATTCCGCCGCCAAACATAGGTGGTCTACCAAAACCGCCACCCATACCGCCGCCGCCAAAGCCACCGCCATAAGGATTACCGCCACCAAACTGAGGAGGTCTACCGAAGCCTCCACCAAAATTACCGCCACCACCAAACTGATTACCACCGCCGAACATTGGGGGTCTACCGAATCCACCGCCTCCAAAGTTGCCACCGCCTCCAAACATAGGAGGTCTGCCAAAGCCACCGCCGCCGAAGTTACCGCCTCCACCAAACATAGGTGGTTGTGGCATAAAGCCACCACCAAATTGAGGAGGTCTACCAAATCCAGGTTGAGGTCTAGGTTGAGGCATACCAAAAGAAGGTGGTTGAACAGGACCGCCAACTTGTTGAGGAGGTCTGCCAAAGCCAGGTGGTTCAACAGGACCGCCAACTTGTTGAGGAGGTCTTTGTTGATCTGTATAATAGTTACTATGACGCATCATAGGCTCAGGCCTCATATCTTGCATAGGAGGCATAGCTCGACGATCTTGAGGTGGTTGCTGTATAGAAGTTATACCGCCTTGTTGTAAGCCTCGGAATGGATCACCACCATTGCCACGCATTTGATTATATTGTGGCAACATCTGCGGCATATTATTGCCAGGTTTATTATATTGCTGCATGCCTTGTTGTTGTTGCGGCGGCATAACAGCCATAGCATTGCCAACTTGTTGTTGCGGCATACCTTGTTGTTGCTGCATCTGTTGCATTCCTTGATTCATATATTGCATTAGTTCATCTCCTGTAGCTCACTAGCTATTGGGTCTTCTTGGCCTTGTTGCATTTGTTGCATGACCATTGTAAATAAATCTTCTATGTCTTCTTCGTCTAAACCTTGTTCTTTTAAGAAATCTATAATCTCTTGTTCGCCGATGCCTTGTTGCACCATTTGCATAACAGCCATCACTAGTTGTTCTATCATTTTTGCTTGCGGAGCAATACCTTGTATTTCAGCCATAGCATCTTCTTCGCTCATTTGCATGCCAGCAAGCTCATCATCTATAGCTTCGCCGCCTTCTGCATATACGCCTCTACCTTTTAAGATATCAGCTTGAGTAATTTGTCCGTCGCCTGTTAAATCTGGGAACTCTCCACCTTTTGACATGCCTTGCACTTCTTCAGCAGTTTTTGTGTTATACATTTTTCCCATAAATTCAAAAATTTCTTTGCCTTCCATTCTTGCTTGCTTAAATTCTTTTTCAAACATTTCTCTTATAGTTGGCTCACTTTGATTCATTCTGCCCTTTATTGCGTTCATAGCATAATTTTGAGCAGCATCTTGAGATGTAAATGCTGAACCAACGCCGCCTCTAATTGCGTCTATAATACCTAACCCTAAAGGTCCGCCTTTTTTTTCTTCATTCATAATTTATCTCCTGCCTTTCATTCTAGCAGCTTTACCCATTTTTGGTCTAGCACTTGCGAAAATCATATCTCTAGGTTTTTTCTTTGGCTTTGGTTTTTTCTTTGGTTTAGGCTTAGGAGCTACTGGTAATTTAGTTTCAAATTGTGAACCGCCACCAGTAAAGTCAAAGTCTTCGCTGCCGCCTTTGTAAGCTACA